CGAGATGTCATATTCCTCAGGCTCCCGAAACGTTTTGCATGCCATGTTGACATACGTTCGCACTTTCACACCAGTGCAACAGTGAATCGTTATCCAATGGATGAAGCAATGCTGTGGGTCATTGATGGTGAAAATAATGGTAAGATCATTACATTGTGTAATAACATCAAGAAAGACACCATCTTGGACTACAAAGTTGCAGGATCCACAGCAACAAATACACGAACGGAAGAGCGTATACACGTCGTAAAATCATACGTGTACAATGGCCTTGCGTTGAGTGGCTATTGTGGTTCCCCACTTGTGTGGCTGAATCCGAGTGTACAGGGTGGTCACATTCTCGGCATACACGTGGCAGGGACACAATTACGAGGTCTTTCAACACCAATAACGCGAGAATTCCTCTATGAAGAACTCAAGGACTGGGACGACATTTCAATAACTGTCCCGACACTCGATCCAGATGATGGAGAAATGACCACACAATCAAAACGAGCAATCGGAAAAACATCTGGTCTACCTCATTTTGGACGGGTGTCGCAAAAAATGCAGGTGCGATTGCCCACACACACCAACATCATACGATCTCCATTGTATGGTGTGTTTGAGCCAACTACTGCCCCTGCACTACTGAGTCCAGTAGGTGAGATTAATCCACTCCGAAATGGCATTATGAAGCAGAAAGTGCCACTTGTTGTGTTTGAACAGGATCGTGTTGACGCGGCAGTTGCACACTTGATGAATGATATTATGTCGTATGACTCACCATACAAGAACACAGAACGCCCAGTACTAACAGCACGTGAAGCTCTAAATGGTTTTCCCGGTGATAAGTGGACACCACCAATGAATCTCCACACTTCACCAGGTTATCCGTACATACACTCCAACACAAGCAAAAATGGCAAATTTGATTTTGTCAGTGGTGAGAGTGGTGAAAGAGAATTACACTAAATTGTGGCGGAAAAACTCGAGAAGCGATTGAGTGAAGCGCGTGATCGGAAAATTACAATGACACTATTTATGGACATACTCAAGGATGAGCGTGTCAAATTGGAGAAAGTGCGAATTGGCAAAACACGAGTCTTTAATGTGGCTCCATTCGATCTAAATGTTGCCGTGCGAATGTACTTCCAAAAATTCGCTTCACATATTATGTCCGATCACGTATTTGGAGAGTGTGCTGTTGGCTTGAACCCACATAGTGACGAGTGGGGAATGATGTACCACCATCTCAAGCACATGGGTCAAAATTGGATAGGAGGTGACTATTCCAATTATGACAAGCAGCTGTCATATCAATTGCTGCGAGGCGTCTTAAAGATCATAGATGCCTTTTATGATGATGGAAATGAAAATGTGCGTGAGTGCCTATTTGAAACAATGTTCTCGGCTTTTCATATCGCTGAGAGGGACGTGTATCGAGTGTATCAAGGTAATCCATCTGGCATAGTCATGACATCGATAATCAATTCGTTGGTGAATTCACTAATGATGCGAATCATGTACATTGATTTGGGTGGTTCACTTACAACGTTTAGCGACAACGTACGATTGAAGACATACGGTGATGACAATATAGCATCAGTGTCAGAAGAGGTCAAGTGGTTTAACATGGAGTCAATCTCACGATCATTCGCGAAGTATGGCATTGTGTACAACCGACCAGACAAAGAAGAAATTCAAGGAGGAACTCTCTTTCTAAAAGATCGGGAACTAACATTCCTTAAACGAGAGTTCCGTGAAGACACTGGACGCGTGCTAGCACCACTTAGTATGGCATCAATCAAGGAAATGATTAACTGGATACGAGAATCGAACGATGACGTCGAGGCCACGCGCGCGAATTTCACCGCAGCGTGTCGAGAAATGTTCCATCATGGGCGCGAGGCATTTGACGAGTTTACAATACATGTCTATGCTGTTGCGCAAAAACGGTCACTCCGTTTACCCTTTGTTGACTACCTAACTAGTGGTCAGTATTGGGGGACTGAGAGTGGTGGTCGTGTGATCTTGCCGATTTCTGAAACTGTACACAGAGAACGGTACTGCTGCGATCTAGACAATGAGGAGGAGATTTTCATCTCCCAGTCACTACGAGCGCCTCACAAAATAAAGGCTGTGCAGCACCCTGGGCAAGACTCGCTGTTCTACACTCAGGCAAACCAAACAGCATCCGAAACAACAGAACCAATGGACAATACGGCCTCGTCCACAACAAATGCCGACAATATAACATCACGAAATCAAATCACGACATTTAGCGATACATCAATACTGACAAACACGACTCCACAAAGTATAGCACCAATACCAGCAATACCCGTCGATCCATATATGAAGGAGAGCTTGACTGCATTTATTGGCCGCACGTATTATGCAACCTATACGTGGACACCAGCTATGCCAATGGGAACACTCATTGCACAAGTCTCATTCCCGAACTTCCTACTCTCGGTTATACCAATTTGGGATAAGGTGAAAAATTTTGCCTATTTTCGAGCGGGAGTAAAAATTGGAATTCGCATGAATGGGTCAAAATTCCACTACGGACAAATGCTC